GCCACTGTAGTTGTGGATAGTATCTAGCATGGAGTGTATCTACAGCAGTAAAGTTGCTTGTATGTTTACATTCAATGATTGTTGGTACATCACAAAACTCTTTAGCCACTATCCCATCAGGACTAGCGGTGTGTAATGGATTATCTGGATGCGTGAAAGGTTCTACATTCAACACTTCAATGTTTAGAGTATTTTCTAAGAGGACTTTGTTAATTCCCTCAGTTACCGTACCAATCATTACTCTAGGGTTATTTTCGACTTCTGCAATTTCTTGTAGTGTTTGTGTTTGGTTTATGTTTTTTTCTGCTCTTTTTTGTTCTTCTACTGAGCCTAAAATATCTTTAATAATAGATGCAGACACTTTGCCTTTTCTATTCTCTTTCCATTTTTTTGATTTAGTTAAACAAAATTTTGTTTGCTTTGTTGTAGCATCAGCAAAATCTAAAATTGGATGGACTTGAACTAATCCCATAATTTTTCCCCTTCATTAAAAAAATTAAGTATTAAAAACTTCTGGTTCAAATTCTTTACGAATTAAATCCACAGGAAATTTATAACTTTTATTATTTTTCATTTTTTGGCAAATAACAGGATATTTCTTAGCGTTCATGCATAACCCTATTATCTTAAAAATTTCATAATTATGGGTAAATTCCTGACCAAACCAATCATCATCTAAACCATATGACCTGCAATACTTCTGATATGCTATAGCTTCTTTTGTATATATTTCACCATCTTTGGCTTCAAGATTAGCCTCCAATTTCCCTGAAAAATAAGATTCTGCATATGTACAACGACCTAACTCAATCTCAATACCATAAGTTTTACCAACTTCATCAAGTCTTTTGTTTATTTCATTCCTGATTTCGTCTAAATTTTGCTTACTAAATGATTTAATTTTCTTTTCCATAATTTTCCCTTCAAAAAATTTATTGATTTGTGCATGATACATATGATATGTGAGTTATGCAAGTATTAATTTGGGAGAATAAAATGACAAAAAAAACAGTCTTAGCGAGAGAGTTGATATCAAGAATTGGTGATGGTCAAGGTGGGATTAACTTTACATCTGGTGTTAAAACAGTATCTGCTGAATTACAGCTAAATGCAAGTCAGGTATATAGATGGACTTATCCAAAGGGTAATAGAGGCAATACAGGTGGTATTCCATGCGAATATTTAAGTCGGCTTGTGATATGGGCTGACGAGATTCACCAAACTACATTGTACCACGACTCTGATTATATATGGGAGATGCTTGATGGGTAAGATGCAGCGAAATAAAGGGTCAAGGGTTGAAAGAGAAATGGTTGAACTATTGCGTAAACATAAAATTCAATCAGAAAAAGTGCCATTATCAGGTGCTATGCAAGGTTTTCCAGGTGACATAAACGTATATGCTAGTGACCTACATTTAGTTTGCGAGGTTAAATCCAGAGTAAAAAGCCTGTGGAAAACACTTGTTAATTGGCTATCAGGCTCAGATATTTTAATCTTAAAAGCAAACAGGCAAGACCCCTATGTATTTATGCCTATGAGAGTTTTTATCGAACTTGTAAAAAGCAATCAATCACTCAATGTTAAGCAATTAGATATTGTCAGAGATATTTTTACTTATTGTGAAAATAATTACAAACAAACTAGAGAAGATATTATATCTCAAAAAAGATCAGACGACCTTAAAATTTGCAGAAAAATTATAATTAAATTACTTAACTCTGAAAACTTTACATCTCACCAGATTGGTAATGTGCTTAATCGAGATCATTCAGCTATAACTAAAGCATTAGGAAAGATGAGAAATGACCAAAATTAGATATGTGAAATTTAATCCAGATGAATTTCTTGTTGGAACTTTGGGTTTAAACTGTTCAGAGGTAGGTGTGTACATACAGGCAATTTGCCTAATGTATTCTTCTGGTGGTGGAATATTGCCAACAGATGAAAGATTAATGAGATCATTAAATTCCAAACCTAACATAATCAGAAAGCATTTATTGTCACTCGTTAGCAAAAATAAACTTGAATTTGATGGTAAGTATTTGGTTAATACACGAGTATTAAACGAACTGCAAAGGGTCAATAAACGATTGGCAAACGGAATACAAACGGAGAGTAAACGGATAGTAAAAGATAGTGAAAATGAATTAAATCAATCACTTACCAATTTACATACAATAGACAATAACACTAATCACAATACAAAAACTAACAATACAAAGAAAAGTGTTAAAAAAAAGAAAACTTTAAGGCAAAATTTAGATAAGGATATTGAAGATAACTTCGGTACAATTTGGAAACTTTGGAGGCGAAAAACAGGCAAAAGTGTCTCGCTGTTATCCTACAGAAAATGTTTACAAAAAAGCACGCATGATGTAATCCTCAATGGAGTTAATCAATATAACTTACAAAATGCTGAAACTGAGCAAAAATATATTCTCATGCTGTCGACTTTTCTCAACCAAGAGAGGTTTCTCGATTATGATAGTTTACCTGATAGCGATAAAAAAATCCAAAAAATATGCGAGTGGGAAAGGCGAGTCTCCCACTTTTCAAAATCGGGATTTTGGTCAGCCAATTATGGCAACAAACCCACAAGCAACAAAAATGACGTTCCAAAAGATATTTTAGAAAAATATGGCTATTCAAAAAGCAATCCAAATCCAGAAAAATAGAAGCAATGCCAACAAAAGGGCAGAAATGAAACAATGGATATTGAAGTGTATTTTAAGAAAAGAAGCTGTAGGAATAAGGAAAGATTTACCAGAAGATATATTGGGCTATGCTCTGTCAAATAATAAAATAAATCAAACTGAATACGATATTTGCAGAGAGTTTGAAAAACTATATTGCCAAATCTGGCAACCTAACGTTAAAGCAATTAATTATAATCCAATCAAAAAAGGTGAAATGCCAGAACAACAACTGCAGCTAATTAAACAAAAGTTAGAAGTTATGAACAAATTGCTTTACCCAAATCAAAAAAAAGTGGTAAACACCGTTATATATGGGCATTTACCACCTACCTGGAAAATATTTAAAAAGCAAATTAGTCCATTACATAGACTTTAATTTTTATGGTCTAGTCTCCATATATCCTTCCCATTCCTTTAAAAACGCACTTGATAAATTACGTTTATCTAAATCAAATTCTTTTAACGTAAACTTTTGATCTTTTCCTTTTGTATGAACAATATAATTCATCACTCCACAACCATGAGCCTCTTCAACACCAAATAAAAATGCGTCAAGTTCTGCCTTTGTTTTGAAGCTGTAAGACATTGGAACATATTCCGTAAATTCTCCCCACATAATTGAAACTGTAAATTCTTTTTTATTAATCATTTTAACCCCCCTTTCTATCAGAAATAACAATATAAAAACCAGAAAAAGCGACAATAAACCCCATTAAGAGTAATAATAATTTTATTACCAGAGTTGAAGTCATTAATTCTGGTGATTCACCAAAATATTGATAATCCTTACTTGCAATAAACAACATACCACTGAAAATAAAACATATAATCCCTAGTACTTCTTTCATTTTAACCCTCCATCATTTGATTTAATTTTTGAACCCATTCTTGAATTTTAGCACTATTATCAAAAATACCTTCTTTATTGCTGCGATCATCATAACACTCACCATACATACAACCCATATTGTAAGCATCTATACACCCATCATTAAGAATAAAAAGCCATGTATATTTATCATATATAATCTTACTCTTAATTCTTTCCATATCGTAATAATGAATTAAATCACGATTACCTAACCAATTTTCTACTTGCTCATTATTCATTTTGTAGTACCTCCATTAATCATAATCTTAATTGATTATGATTTGACAAGGCTTAAAACCTTGTCAAAACACAGCCAAAAAAAAATGGGAGAGCCTGAAGCCCTCCCTAAGTTTAAGGGGTTATTCTTCTTTAAATGGTATAATTTTGACTTTGTTTAAATTATCCCAATTTCTATTTAAATTTTCAAGAACGTCTATTTGTAATCCAGAACAACATAACCTCTCATCTGTTATTTGTTTTAATAATTTCCATTTAACTTTATTTTTATTTTTTCCCTTTAATAAATTTTTTAATGCTACCTCAATCCATACTTTTTCCATTGTAGTAAGCTCTCTTTTATCTACTATACTCATTTTAACACCTTTCAAAAATTAAATAATCCAGGGTTTCAACACAAACAATTTTTTCAAATAAACAGGTAAAAACCCCGTAATCTCTTTCAAAAATCCTAAAATCAAAATCATCTGTCTCATAATACGAAGGACAACTTTGTGCAGCTAATTCGTTTATGAACCCTCCCTCATCATCTGATACATATAATTCAATTATTTCAGAATCACTTTTCTTTGTGTTTGGCTTTGCTTCTCTATAACTTTCTATAATAGTCTGATTATCCATATAATACCCCCTTCAAGGTAATTAGTGTTATGAAGTGTTATCCACTTCCTAAAATAGCCCATTTTAAAGCCTCAGAATAAGCTATTTAAGGAAATGGGAGGGTATAGCACCCCCCCCCTAAAACCAGGTTTAAGCCTTCAAATTCAATTGATTAAGTTGTTTTTGACATTCTACAGAACACTCTTTTAATGGCTTGTTATCCAAAAAATACTCCATTAATGGATATTTATTATTTTGTTTTTTAATTTTATCTTGATGTTTTTTATAAACTGACATGTCAAACCCCCTTATTAAGTTTATGAGCTTCATAATTCCAAGCATTTACAATTTTACTAGTTATTGCATCTTGTCTTTGCTTGTGTTTATCACGTTCTGATTGTGTTTTTGCTGTAGGTTCAACAGTCCAAGTGACATTTTTCATGACCTTATTAAGAGCTAAATATCCATTCAAATTTTTAATTTGTTGTGCATTTAATTCAAAAGTATCAATAAACCTTTTAATATGTTCACTGTCATGATTATCAACATAATAAGTATCTATATAACCCTTATCGTTAAGATAAAGAACTATAGCAGTCGAATAAGTTGATTTTTTTGGCTTATTCCAAATATTTTTTTTAGGATTAAATGTCTGATGACAAACTCTATCGCCTCTTTTCCCATTTGTTTCAATCCAGGTTTTACGTTGTGTCCTTAATTTAAATCCATAAGGATAATCTTTAGTTATAAAAGCATTGTCTATGCTATCTGCTATTATTCTAGTTTTATTTACTTCTGTAATTTCCATTTTTAACTTCCTTCAAAAGTTGTTGAGGTTGCGAAGTGTTACCACTTCTTAGAATAGTCTCTCAAGACTACTCTAAGAAATGGGGGGAAATTCCCCCCAAAAACTAAGCAGAACATTTAAGCAGTTCAATGCCTTCCTTAAAAGTTGCAATGAATTGTAGATCATCTCTATTTCCCTTAATGGGTCTATCTACAAATCCTGCACCATTTGTTGCAGTAAATTCGCACAAGTGATTTATTCTAGTAGGTAACCCAAAATCAGTGTTTTCTTGAAAAAGAGAGCAAACAATTCGATTAACAAGCCATTCTTGTCCACTTTGGTCTATATATGAATAAAGACCGCCCTTATCAGATATTTTAATATTATTATCACCAATAAAATTTTTAAAACTACGCATTATTTATATTCCCCCTCTGGTTCGATACAACAAAGATCATCAATTAAATCGCAAACAATCATTTTTTCTTTATAATTATTTTTTGATCTAATTCTTAAATTTTCATCACCATTATAATTTAATTCTCTAGCTTCTTTTCTTATTTTTTCCTCTTTGTATTCTAAACTTCTTAGTCTCTTTTCAAGAGCTTCACGAATAATACCCTTTTTAAAATTAGTATCTATTTTCAAATATCTCATTAATTTACCTCCAAAAATTTAATAAAATTACTCATAGAAGCGGACCACTGACGGTTCCCCTTCTTATTTAATTCATAATTATCTGATAGCCATAATGTTAAGTGCTTTTTAGCCTCATCAGATGTACTTGCTATATCTAAGCCTAAATCACGATAAACACGTTTCACGCTGTTTTTATATCTATTTGCAGAACTGATAGATAATGGCTTATCTTTGTTTAATAGGTAATTCACAAAATTATCCATGACACTTCCTTAATGCTGAGAATGGAGCTGAATAATAATGCTTACCTGCTATATTTCTTTCTTTATTAGTTCCATATTTTTTATGTGGAAGCTCAAGCCATTTATCAAAATTAAATCTTATGGCCCATTCATTACCAATTAATGACCAATAATCAACATTTTGCTCTTTAGATACTTGGTTGATAACTGCTATATATTTCTTAATAGTATTATCAGATTTATTCTTATTAAGTAGATATTCTCTATATTTATCCATTTAAAAAACCCCTTCATAGTTTTTTGAATAATTAATTAGTATTAGATTTATGACATATATTTGCACAACGTGCAAGCGGATAAACCCCCTTGTATTGCTTATTTAATTATTAATATATGTATATAAGGATAATAGATTAATTTAGTTATTATGAATCATTAGAAAATTGAAAAAACGAAAAAAACCCTTTTTCACGAAAATCTCCCTAAAAATATTTCAGCGTTAGAATAATAAATAGTCAGCTATATAATAAAAAATACAACGCAAGCTATATAATAATATTACATAGCAAGCTATGCAGCTGTGACTAATGTTCTTGTTTTGTTCTCGTTATGTTCCACCAGGAGCGATATGTTCTAGTTTTGTTCACGTTTTGTTCTCTTTATGTTCCCTTTATGTTCTATAGCAAGCTATGTATTTTGATCTATTTTGCAGCACCCCCCACCACCCAAATAATTTTATGGGGGTTATTATTATAGTACTTAGATCACCCATCCAAAAATATCCCAATAATGTCTCAAAGTATTTTCTTGCGTTACTTGTATTTTTGTGCTAATGCGGAAAACGTCAAGGTGACACTCTTGACTACTCATACTACTCATTTAGTACTTCCTTCGTGTAGAGAAACTCATCCCTTCTCTACACATAGGGATTGGGGTTTCATGGATATAGTTGAAAAAGAGTGGGAAGCACGCAAGGAGCATGGTTTACCGCCTTATCATGCAGTCGATCAAACAGATATAGGGTTTATCTATCATCAGCCACAGTTAAGTGGTTCAGGTGCGTTGAATGTTTGCGAGGGTACAAAAGCATTTTTAAATGGTGACTTTGATGTTATGCGTTCCCATTGGAAGCATGAGAAAGATATTAGAGGTGTTTTTACAGATACTACGCCTTTGTATCTTGGGTATAGCCTACCCCATGTCACCGAAATAAGACCCACCCCCAAAGGGTTTGTGGCATATTTATTTTGTGATGGTGTATATTTCAGGAAGTTTGGTGCAAAGCTGTTAGCCTCTCTTGGAAATGGCTGTCATGTGCATATTATGGATGGTCCTGCACAGTTTGTTGAGCAGGTCATAGATGAGCTTGGGCTAGACACTGGATTAACGGTAGAACAGCCTGAAGCCAATGCGGAATATTATCATAGCATACGGTTTATCCGTTGGTATGAGTTTATGAAAAAAACAGGTGAATATTCCTGTTTGTTAGATGTTGATGCACTTGCACACCGCCCTTTTAAAGAGCTTCCACAGGTGGAAATCGGCATGAGATTAAGACCTGCACGATTAGAACCCTGGAATGTCTGTAATGCCTCTGTATGCATAGGAAAAGCCAATACATATTGGAAAGGGGTCGCAGATTATATCTATCATCTGTATAAAACGGATAAAATGATATGGCAGATAGACCAGGCAGCACTATGGGCGATCTGGCAAAGACAGCACCCCAAAATACACACACTCGGAGAGGAAGAGGTTTCCTACGAGTATGGTGATAACAGCATTATCTGGTGTAATTCGGGCAAGAATAAATGGCAGGAAAGTGACCCCACCCGACAAAAATACAGGGATAAGTTTAATAGGATTGTTGTTACACCAAGAGAAAGAATTAACAAAGAGTTAAACGACCTTGAGGCAAAAGCAAAGAATGAGTTGAAAAGCCTTAATCTCAAGGAGGCAGAACGTCTTTACCTTCGTTTATTAAGACGGTGTTTTGAAAACCTGCCACAAAAAAAGGTTAAAACGGAAACTGTTGAAAAACAGGAAAGAAGAGTTGAAAAAATACTTTATTTGCCTGTTGAGGTGTCAGCAAGAGAGTTAGCCTCAAGAGAATGGCTTGCTAAACAGATGAAGGGATGGAAGGTTGTTATTGGTAATAGATGGCAAATGCAGAACTGGCATGACCTTCCACCTGGAGTTATATTATGGAAATCCGCTAATACACAGGATGTAGGTGTATTTACAGATGCAATAAATGCAGGGCATTTAATAACCCTGATGGATGAAGAGCTTTTTCCTATGCAACCCCTTATGGAGTTGTATAAACCAAGTGTCGATAAAAGATGTCTTGATTATGCAGATATGATATTTGCACACTCAGACGAGCAAAAACAATTATTTAAGCAATTAACACAAACACCTGTAGAGATAACAGGCAACCCACGAAGTATTTTGGCAACAAAAATCAAGGGAGGTAATCGTAATGTTCTTTGCACTATGGTTGGAACACTCAATAACTTTGGTCGTACTTTTAACGATATGGTTATAGGCACAGTCCGATTACTCGGAGGTGTGTCAGAAGAAGTTTTTGATTTTCTTGCTTATCAGATATCCCATGAGATACAGGGGTATGGCCTAACACGAAAAGCTATAGATGAGCTTGAAAACCCACTTATACGGTGTCACCCAAGTGAAGATATGTCCTTTTGGGAAGGATTTGGTGAATTAGACGACAGAACACCGTTTTTAGAAAGATTAGAAGATTCCAGATGTATAATTCATGTCTCTGGTTGTGGAACAGGCTTGGAAGCTGCTTTAGCAGGTATTCCGACCGTCAGGCTTGGTGAAGGTGGACATGGATTATCAGCTAGAATTGGGCAGGGTATAACTGAAAACATCAAAGAAGCTGCCGTTTCTGCACAAACCCCAACTGTGCCTGAGTTTTCGGATGTTACTTTGCCCAATACGATTATGAAATTGCAGGAAAAACACAGTTTTAAATGTAATTTTGATTTAAAAAAGGCATATGATTTAATACCGTTTAAACCATTGGAGTTTCATCAGAATAAGTTTCCAAAAGACCCTGATGGAGAGCTTATTGGTTGGAGAACTGTTTTATGTCAACCGTAACACTTGAAACCCTTGCTAAAACCAATTTAAAGGAAACAAGTTTACAGAAAAAAGGTCAGGGAAGGCTTTTATTCTGGGAAATGGTTGAAAGAACACGAAAGGTTATGAAACGTAACCTTCCTGATATTTTTGAGTATCAAAACACAGGAAAAGGAACACTTTTGATTTGCGGAGGTGGTCCGAGTTTAGCAGACGAGTTAAAAACTATTCGTAAACTGTCTAAAAAGGCAAAAATACTAGCGTGTAACAAAACACACGATTATTTGATGGGTCGTAAGATAAAACCTGACTATGCATGCCTTTTAGACCCTAAAGAATGGGTTAAAGATTATGTTCAGAACCCCCATAGAAAGGGCAAATATCTGGTGGCAGGTCAATGTCATCCGAAGGTATTCGATAATCTCAAAGGCTCGGAGGTTATACTCTGGCACGCAGGAGTTGATTACTTTGGTGAAGAATACCCAAGTAAAATTCTCTATGAGGAGTTTCGTAACAGGGCTTGGAAAGTTGTCCCTGGTCCTACTACAGTTGGCTTGCGGTCTGTCCTCGTGGGTTATTTGCTTGGTTATAGGGATTTTAGGCTCTTTGGTTTTGACAGTTCTCTCAGGGAGGACAAGGCTCATGCTTATAGTAAACCAAAACCCCCTGATGCTCGAGAAGGAGAGGTAGCTTTAAAATCCAAACTCGGCAAGGAAATATTTAAAACAAACAGTCATATGGCAAAACAATGTCTTGATTTTGAGGCATTATTAGAAAAAATCGGAGAATTAATACAAATGAAAGCATTTGACCCAATAAATATACAGGTTTATGGCGAAGGGTTACTTCCTAGCTTGGCAGCAGGATATGGACTCCATGCAGATGCAGAAATGAACCTAAAATGGTGTGGTAAGGAAGCTGCATAATGCCTATGAAACCATTTATACCCACAGAAGCAGATAAAGAAAGAGTTATTGACCTTGCAGGTAAAGGGTTTACCCCAGAAGAAATATCACATTATATCTTTAAAGAAGATGGTTCATCAGTATCAGAAAGTACGATTATAAAAAAATTCAAAAAAGAATTAGCTTTTGGAAGAGTTAAAACAGATAATCTTGTTGCAAGTGTCATGCAGGAAATGGCAACATCTGGTGAAAACACAAAAGCAACTATGTTTTGGCTTGAATCTCGCAGAAAATGGAACAAAGACAATGATGTTGAGCTTTCTGGAGATATAACTATCAAATTACCAAGTATAATTAAAGATAAAAATGTTTGAATATAAACCAAGAAATGTTTTTGATGCTTTTCACGAAAGAGTAAACAGGTTTGGTGTTATTGTTGCACACAGGCGAGCAGGTAAAACAGTAGCGTGTGTTAATGATTTAATAATGAACGCAGTTTATAGTACGAAAAAAAAGGCACGCTTTAGTTATATTGCTCCGCATTACAACATGGCAAAAGATATAGCATGGGATTATTTAAAAAGTTACTCTGCACCTTTTTTAAAGCAAGGTGGAACTGTAAATGAAGCAGAATTACGCATAGACTACCATAATGGAGCAAGAATTAGACTTTATGGAGCAGATAATGTCAATAGATTGCGTGGAATTTACCATGATGGCATTATTTTAGACGAATATGCAGACATGAACCCTAACATTTGGGAAGTTGTACGCCCTGCTTTGTCAGATAGAGAGGGTTGGTGTGTCTGGATAGGTACACCAAGAGGTCATAACGATTTTTACAGGGTTTATGAGCAAGCTATTAAAGATGGATGGTTTCATACAACTTTGAAAGCAAGTAAAACAAACATACTTGATGCAAAAGAGCTAGAATCTGCTGAACATGACCTTACTGAAGATCAATATGCACAGGAATACGAGTGTTCCTTTGAAGCAGCTATACAAGGTGCATATTATGGTGAGGAAATGAAAGAGGCAGAGGATGAAAAACGAATAACTTTTATACATTATGAAACAGACCATGAAGTGCATACAAGTTGGGATTTAGGTATTGGTGACAGTACTGCCATTTGGTTTATTCAGATGATTGGAAACGAGGTAAGGCTGATAGATTATTATGAGGCTTCTGGTGTTGGACTCGATCATTATGCAAAAGTTTTAGAAAACAAACCTTATAAGTATGGAACGCATGTTTTTCCGCATGATGTTGAGGTAAAAGAGCTTGGAACAGGAAAATCACGCCTTGAAGTGCTGAGAAATCTTGGTTTAGAGCCATTTGTTGCTGAAAAACTTGGTTTAGAAGATGGAATACAGGCAAGTCGAAGCATTTTGAACCGTTGTTGGTTTGATAAACAGAAATGTGAACGTGGAATAGAAGCATTAAAGCAATACAGACGTACTTTTGACGATAAAAACAAGGCATTTAAGAACAGACCCTTGCATGACTGGACAAGTCACGCAGCCGATAGTTTTAGATACATGGCTATAGGCTTAAAACCCAGACGTAAATACAAAGAATTGGAGTTTAACACAGCATGGATAGCGTAAAAAAGAAACAAACATCTAAAACAGCCGATAAAACACCTCCTAAAGCTAAAATAAAGCCTGTCAGACGACCAAACTCACTTTCTGAGGGTTTTGCACAGGCAGGATTAAAGTTTAAAAAACTAGGTACAGATTGGCGGTTTAGTAACGGAGCAACATTAATACAAGATCAAGAGCCACATTATAATAATATTTCAAAAATTGTTAATTATATGGCTACACATCCTGGAACAAATGTAACAGTAACTATAGCCTCAATACTTAAAGGTGCAAAATAGTGGCAGAACCCCAAATTTTAGATGAAGAAATGATGCAAGAGACTGTTATGGGCGAAGAGCCTATTGCTAAAGTTGAGCAAGTAACAGAAACAATAGAAACTGAAGTAGAACAGGGTATTACTGAAGATCAATTAAAGCAACTTTTATCATCTGAAATAGCTGATGCTATGACCTATATACAAGGGTCAGAATTTATAGCAGATGACAGAGAAACAGCCTATGAATACTATCGTGGTGTTATGGATGATTTACCTGCACCACAAGGCAGGTCAAGAGTTACTGACAGAGCAGTATCAACTTATATAAACATGATGTTGCCTAGCTTACTGCGTGTGTTTACAGCAGGGAAATACATAGCTATCTATGAACCTAATAATGAGCAAAATACTAAAATAGCAGAAATTATTACCCATTATGTAAACGAGTGTGTATTTAGAAAAGATAATCATGGTGAAATGATTATAAGAGATTGGGCTTGGAACGCACTTGTAGGTAAAGTTGGTGTTGTTAAAAGTTATTACAATGAAAGCAGTAAGAAGGAAGAAGAAACCTATGAAGGTTTAAACGACATGGAGTTTGCTGATATTGTTCAAAAAGTAGAGGCAAATCCAGAGCTTGAAGTAAAGGCTCATACTGCAACATCTGTTGAAGGTCCGTCACCTATGGGCGAAGGTATGTTATCTTTAACAGAACATGATCTTACAGTTGAAAGAACAGTAAACACTAGTACCGTTAAAATAGAAAACATAGAGTGGGAAGAATTTGTTATATCAAGGGATGCTCGCAACCTTGAAGATGCTGTTTTAAAATCACACAGAACGTATTACAGAGCAGGTGATCTTATTGAAATGGGTTATGACCCAGATACAGTTGCACGTTTGCCAACCTATACAAACAGAGCATATCAATCAAAAGTATATGATGATTACTACAGAGAAAGAAACAGAGCTGACAGTCCTGACCCTGCATTAAGAGAAGTGTTAGTCCACGAAGGTATTGTTAAGTGTGATTATGACGGTACAGGGGTAAGAGAGTGGTATTTTGTTTGTGGTGGCGGTGAAAATGTAGTTGAAGTTCTTGCTATGGAACGGTATGACTGTCAAATTGTATTTTCTGATTTTTGCCCAGAGCCTATTCCTAATTTATTTTTTGGTCGTTGTCCTGCTGATGCCCTTGTAGAAATACAAAGAGCAAATACTGTTATTACTCGTATGATGCTTGATAGCGGTTATTTATCAATGACTCCCCAAAGAGAGGTTGTGTTCGACAACTTAGTAAACCCCGAGCAGTTGACCAACCTCTCACCAGGCGCACCAGTTTATGTAACAAGAGCAGGTAGTATTCGTGAAATGCAAGTTCCTTTTGTTGGAAACCAAGCTCTTAATATGCTGACTCACTTTGAAACAGAGGCAGAAAAACGCACAGGTGTATCAAAAGCATCTATGGGATTAGAGCCTGATGTTCTTGCAAACCAGACTGCAACAGCAGCTAACATAGCCTACAGTTCAAGTTTAGGTAAAGTAGAGATGATTGCTCGTATGTGGGCAGATGGAGGCATGAGAAAGTTATTTTCTGGTGTACTAAAACAACTTATAAAATATCAGGATTTTACTCGTATAATTCGTATGTCAGGTCAGGAAGTTGCTATAGACCCTCGCCAATGGGAAATGTTTAAAGAAGCAGATGTTAATATTGATACAGGTCTTGGTACAGGTAACAGAGACAGAGATATGGCTATGATTAATGCTATTGTTGGTAAGCAGGAAGCTATTATAGGTCAATTTGGTGTTAATTCACCTCTTGTTGACCTTAATAAATACTCAAGAGCTTTACAGGACATGGCTCAAACAGCAGGTATAAAAGACCCTGAACAATACTTTGGTGAAATACCTGTAGGGTATCAACCACCACAAAAACCACCTTCTGCCGAGCAAATGGAAGCACAGCGTAAACAACAGAAAGATCAACAGGACTTCCAGGTTGATATGATGAATTTACAGTTGAAAGCAAGAGAACTCGCCTTAAAAGAAGCACAAGTTCTTGCAGATAGTGGAACACAAATGTCACCTGTTGAAATACAAAAACTACAAATGCAGTATGAAAAAATGCTGTTAGATGCTGAGTTAAAACGTCAGAAAATGGCTCTTGATGCCACTAACAAGTTACAAGAGCTAGAAGTAGAGGCAAGTTTAGAAAAATATGCAATAGATCAAAAATCACCAAAAGGACAGGGTATTATCCCTGATTAGGAGGAATTATGTCTTGGTTGCAAAATATTAAGAATTTTTTTATGGGTGAGCCTTCTGGAGAAAGAGCAAGGAATAATAAAGGTCATTTTATTCCTGATGACCCAGAAACACCACATATAAACGAAGCCTATAAAGATGGTCAGACACCTGAAAACAAACTGTATTAGGAGAGCATAATGCCTGGATATATGTATAAAAAACCTATGAAAACTAAAAATAAAAAGAAACCAATGAAGAAAAATAAAACAAAGAACAAAGCTAAAAAAATGGGTAAAAAATATTAATGGCAACAACAGCACAAGTTAAACGCACACCTTCTGGTCGATTACAATATCGTGGTGAATCTTTTAGTGGTTATAACAAGCCTAAAAGGTCAGTAAAAGGTGCTAAAAAATCGGCTGTACTTGCAAAAAAAGGCAATCAGGTAAAACTTGTACGTTTTGGCGATAAAAACATGACAATTAAAAAAGATCAACCTGCTAGGCGTAAATCGTTTAGAGCAAGGCATAATTGTGATACTGCAAAAGATAAATTTTCAGCACGTTATTGGAGCTGCAAAGCGTGGTAAAAAAGAAAGCTAAAAGTCGTGTAAATGAAGCAGGTAATTATACTAAACCGACTATGCGTAAAAGATTATTTAACAAAATTAAAGCAGGTACAAAAGGTGGCAAAGCAGGTCAATGGTCTGCTCGTAAGGCTCAGATGTTAGCTAAACAATACAAAAAAGCAGGTGGAGGCTATAAATGAAGGTAACAGCACCAAAAGGTTTTCATTGGATGAAACAAAAAAATGGTTCTTACAACCTAATGAAACATAAAGGAAAGTTTGCTCCTCATAAGGGTGCAAGTATGCAAGCTAACTTTAAAGTTCAAAAAGTGCATAAAAATGGCAATCAAAAAAAGTCAGCGTAGTTTAAAAAAGTGGACAAAACAAAAATGGCGTACTAAATCTGGTAAGCCTTCTGGTAAAACAGGTGAACGGTATTTACCAGAAAAAGCTATTAAATCTATGTCTGCAAAAGAATATGCAGCGACAACACGCAAGAAACGAGAAGATACTAAAAAAGGCAAACAACACAGTAAACAACCTAAAAAGATTGCTAAAAAAACAAAACGGTACAGAACATGACAACTAAAGATTTAAGATCAGCACTAGAAAAACATGAACTTGAATGTTCACAAAGATTTGCAGATGTAGAAAGAAAGATAGACCGTTTAGATAGCAAGCTATGGGGTTTGGCTGTACTTATTATTATTGCTAGTGGATTGGAGCAACTTTTATAAAAGGAAAAAATATGGCAGGATTTAAAAAAGGTGGGCTTTCAGGTCAAGTAAATTTAAGTGGAGGGTTCCCATCTCGTTATTCAGGAACTTCTGGGGGTGTTACAGTCAATATTCCTTTTGGTCATAAAAGAGTAAAAAAACCAAGACCATCTATAGAAGCTAATATTTTCAGACAACAAGGACTTGGTGGAGATGAATTTGTGCCTTCTCTTACGTTTGGTGTAAACTATAAACGCAACATAGGTAAAGAGTATAAAGGCACATCATCTGATTTAGAAGGTATGTTTGATAAAAATAAACAACATAGTGGTCCATAATGACTGAAGAAGAAAGATTACAATGGGCTAAAGATGCAGAACGTAACCCTGCAATCTGGGAAAGTTTTGAAGTCCTAAAAAGAACTTATATGCAACAAGCATCACTTTGCGATCAAAAAGATGATTTAGGTCGTTATCGTTACTTGGAAGCATATAAAGATATAGATGTTGTAGAAAAACATCTAAAAGCTGTACTGCATGGCGGTAAATTAACTGACAAGCAACAGCGAGAATTTACTTCTAAAAAGAAGTTTATTCCATCATTTTAACATTAAATAAGAGGTATTTATGTCCGACAACATGACCTTGCCTTTAGAACAAGGCAACAATGCTCTGTCTTTGCATGGAGGAGTTAAAGCTCTCCAGGCACAAAGAAGTGTAGAACAAGATAAAGTTTCAGAAGCAGGTCGTACTTTGGCGAAAGCACGATCTACAAAAGCTGATGAACCTGTACCCGAAGAGGAAGAGGCAGTAGAAGAAGAAACAGTTGAGGCTGTTGAAGAAGAAACTGTTGAAGCTCAAGAACAGGAACAAGAAACGCCTGAAGAAACAACCATAGAAGAAAGTCCAGAAGAAGAGGTTGCAGAAGAAGAAGTTATAGAAGAAGCCAATGGTGTTCTTTTAACTTTGGATGATGGAACACCTTTAACTGCTGATGACATCAAAAAAGGTTATCTTCGTGAAGCAGATTATACCCGAAAAACACAGAAACTCGCTAGTGAACGAAAAGCTGTAGAATCGGAAGCAAAAGCTAGAATTACTGCTTTAGATGCTGCTTTAGCATCTATGAAACCAGAACCAGAGCCAAATTGGGAACAATTAGCAGAAACTAATCCTAATGATTGGCAGATATATAAACTACGTTATGAAAAAAGGTCACAAGAACGCCAAAATGCTGTTGCTATACTAAGACAAGAGCAAACAAACATTATAGAAAAATCAAAACAAAACGCTGTTAATGATTTACAGTCTGGTGTGTATAGATCAGATTGGAAAAAAGCAGATGTATTTGAAAATGATTTATCAAAAACATCACAGTTTGCATTAGAAAAACTTGGTTTTGGTGCTGACGAAATTCATAACATTGCAGACCCAAGAGCTATTATGGCTTTAGATATGGCACGGAGATTTGCTGAGACTTCTAAAAAAGTTCAAACAGCAAATAAAAAGGTTGCTCGTAAGCCAAAAGTTCTTAAAGGGGGAGCAAAAACAAGTTTAAAAGCAGGTAAAAATCGTGTTGTTGCATCAGCACAAGAGGCTTTTGATAAAAACCCATCCAGAGCTAATGCTATGGCTTTAATGAAAGCAAAGCGTAGTTCTAAAACATAATTTTATTTTAGGAGAATAACGTCATGACAATGACAACAAATGCCCAAAATACCTTTGCTCAGATAGGTATAAGGGAGGACCTTGCCGATATTGTCTATCGCATAGACCCAGAAGAGACACCTTTTCAGAGTAATATTTCTACAGCAGGTAGAGCTACTAACCGTTTTGTAGAATGGCAAATTCAAACTCTTGCTTCACCAAGCACAAGTAACTTCCAACTTGAAGGTGATGAGCCTACACCAACTGCTGCTACTGCTCGTAGTCGTGTTGGAAACAGAGTTGCTATTTCTTTCAAAACATTTGCTGTAACAACAACTGCTAATGCTGTTGATGTCGCAGGAATTGATGATGAGTTAGACGAACAAAGACTACTTCGTGGATTGGAACTCAAACGTGATATGGAAGTAATTCTGTTGAACAACAATGCACAAACAGTCGGTGGAACTCAAACTGTTACTGAGTGTGCAGGTTTACCATCATTTATCACTAATACTGATAATACAGGTACAGAAAGATTTACTGCTGCAACAGGTGATGGAACTGATGCTTGGAATTTTGCTAATTCCACAACAAGAGCATTAACACTTACTATTCTAAATGGTGCTTTGAAAGAAGCCTATGTAGATGGTGGTGCGCCAGATTTCATTATGCTTTCACCTGACCAAAAAATTAAATTTTCTGGTCTTGCATTAGCATCTTCTATTAGTGGAGCTGCCCAAGTGCGTCAAAGCATCAGTAAAGATGAAGCTGCAACTATTGTTGGTTCTGTAGAAGGTTGGCTATCGGACTTTGGTTCTATTGCTGTAACCGTCAACAGACAAATGGCAAGTGATACATCTTTCTTAGATATTACTGCTTTCATGGTTGATAGTAAGTATGCAGAAGTAGCATTTCTTGAGCCAATGCAAAACAGACCTTTGGGAACAACAGGTTTGGCAGATCGAGAAATGATTTATGCTAGTTACACACTTAAAATTGGTGCACCTAAAGCCCATGCTTTTGTAAGTAATTTATCGTAACCTTCTTGGAGTGGAGAGGTTTAAACGCCTCTCCATTTTTTTATTATGCAAATTAGAAATAAAGACGTAGAAAAAGATGCACCGTTATTAGGTATGGGTCATCCTGTACTATCGGATTATAAACTTATTAAAAAGAATAAAGAACAAGCTGTTTATGTAAAAACAGACCCTTTGACTTACACAAAGAGTTATATGGTTGTTGACCATAAAACCAAAGAAATTACTGTAGGAAAAATATTACCTGACAATATTGCTAAAGCAACTGTTAAGCTAAACAAAGAAAAACAGAATAACTTTGATGGTTATAAAGGTAAAGAAATGGTGCAAGAGTTTTCTGTACCAGAAATGTTATTCCAACAGATAAAGGAACAATCAGGCTTGGAAGCAAGAACAGGACTTTATGACGAGAAAAAAGCTAAGTCTATTCTTGATGACCCTGACAACAAATATTTAAAAACTGTACCCCACAAAATAGGCAACAGGAAACGTGAGATATGAGTATTGAAAACTATAATGAGTTACAAGCCCATTTAGCAGATACAATTAACAGAACAGATTTGTCTGATTCTGTAACTACGTTTTCACCAACTGCTTTAGACAGTCAAATTAAAAGAGCTATTGCACAAGCAGAGCAAAGAATACAAAACAATATTATGTCTAAAGGTGGTATTAGCCACATGGAAAAGGTTGATGATACAGTTAATACAACAGGTGGTACTGAATCAGTTACTATGCCAACAGGTTTTTTAGCTTTACGCAGTATGGCAATTACAACTAATCCTTATACAGTGTTGCAAGGGTATGGAGATATTAACAGTTTATTTAATACGTTTCCATCTACAACACAATCTAAACCACAAGCCTATTCAATAGTCGGCACTAACAAGGCTTTTTTTAGACCAATACCAGATGCTTCTTATGATCTTAGAATTATTTACTATGAATCAATACCTTCTTTGTCAGCGTCTAATACATCTAATTGGGTTTTAGAAAATGCAATAGGTGTTTATGTCGGTGCTTCTATGGTTGAGTTATGTTTGTATGTGCAAGATTATAATGCAACACAGATATGGGAAAGTTTTTATGATGCTCAATTAGCTGACCTAATGAGAGATGACAGAGTAACACGATTTGGTGTTGTGCCAACAAGAGCTAGTGTCCAGGTTGCTATTGCATGACCAAGCAATCTACCCTTGTAAGCAATAACCCAATAGAAATAACAAAGTTTATAGAACGACAATTTCAAAGACCTTTACCTTTACAATCCTACTTGGTAGCCGATTTACCTGACCCTGCTGAATTTATTAATACAGCAATTATAGTTTCCAATGAAACAGGCGGTAGAACGATTGCAACAAGTGATGGCAGTAATTGGAAAAGAGTTAAAGACGGAGCAACAGTAAGCTAGGAAAAAATATGGCAGATTCAGCAACCACAAGAAACAGACTACGCAAACAAAGTTTAGGCAGTAATGTTAATACATGGGGTGATACAAAACTTAATGAAGTATTAGACTGTGTTGACCAGATAACAGATGGCGTAGAAACTATTAATCTAACAGGTGATTATACTCTCACTACATCTAATTACACTGTCAGCGACCAAGCTAAACAAAGAGTTTTACTTTTTACAGGAAGTTTATCAAGCTCTGCAAACGTAGTCGTGCCAAGCTCTGAAAAACATTTTATTATTTATAATGCAAGTGGAGCAAACATTGTACCTAAAACATCTAGCGGTACAGGTCCAACAATTCCAACAGGTTTTTATACGACAGTGTATTGTGATGGTTCTAATGTTTATTCCAGACCGTTTTTTGTCAATGGTGCTATGCAAACAAGTGGTGCAGTTACAGTTGGTGGTAAAATCCTTAACCTCACTACAGGTACACTTGATAGTGATGCAGTTAATAAAGGACAAATGGACACAGCTATTGCAGCTTCAACATCTTCATCAACAGCAGGTACAGTAAAAGTTACATCTTCTGATACTACTAATAGATTTCTTGGTGGTGGTGGAGGTGCTTTACAGGCAGGTACAGGTATTACATTAACAGTAGGAAGTGCAGGTGCAGATGAAACACTAACTGTAGCAAGTAGTGTAACCTTAGATTACAAAGGCAAAGTATCAAGCAACGACACAACTGCAAACTTTCTTGAAAATAAAATAGTCGCAGGAAGTAATGTTACCGTTACTACACTTAATGATGGTTCAAACGAAACTTTATCTATAGCTGCAACTGTTCCTGCAACCATTGAAGAACACGCATTGTCTTATGCTATGTCATTATAGGAGAATAATATGAGTTTAAAACTACTTGGTAAAGCTGATCTTAGTGCTACCACAAACACCTCAGTTTATACTGTTGGCTCTGGAAAAGAGGCTTTAGTTAATGTAAATGTTTGCAATCGAAATTCATCAGCAGTAACAGTACGATTAGCTAATGCAGATGGAGGAACACCATCTAATGATGAATACATAGAATATGATTACAGTTTGGCAGCTAATCAATCTTTTCAACGAACAGGAATCCATATGCAAGCTGCACAAATAATTGTTGCGTATTCATCTGCAACTAATGTCTCAGTAGTCGTTGATGGATTAGAAAGGACAGCTACATAATGGGTATTCATAAACCAACAACACCTGCGGTTACAATCTCAGGCTATCCAGAAAATACCTTAGATAATGATAACTGCTACCCTAGTGATACTATTCAAACAACTTTTAGTGGAGATGGTGCATTAGCAGGACAAACTTTATCAGCTAATAATATTTACGCATCAGGTTTTATTGCAAGAGCAGATTTTACTTGTGACGGAATTTCTGTAGAAAACTGGGCGACTGGTGATAGCGGTGATGATTTTGTCATGGGCATTTGGTCTAGTAATGCAACTTTTCAACCAACAACACTCGTAGGGCAAACAGGTGAAGTTACACTTGATGGTAATGCAACTATTAGAACAGCAGCAACAGCATCAGATGTCAACATAACTAAAGGATTATATTGGGTTGGTCTTGTTACCAATGGTTCTGCACAATTTGTTAGCCAAAGTGCAGGTGATAGAAGATGGAATACGAATTATGGTAACGTAATTTGGGCAGGTGGAAATTTTAGTGTCACTAATTATGGACTGTCTTGGTACAAAGCCTTTACCTACAACACGACTTTGGCTGATGTAAGTTCAGTAACATGGCATACATTTGGTCCATTTATGGGTCTTAGGGTTAAGTGAGGTAATTATGGAATATGATAAAAACGGAAATGCATTAACATCTTATATACCTAAGAATGGTATATTTCCAAGACGATTAACTAAGACTGAATTTATGGACACATGGCTTGCAGGGGGTTTAACTGCATCACGATATGGTGTTGTAATTAAAGCTATGAAAGATAGTTCTGATGGTGATGTTATATATGCTTATGAACGCTATGCAGGGTCTAAGTTTTTTACAAAAGAAATTACAGAAAGTTTAACGTCAACATTGGTAACGAAAAGCATTATGACAAGTGATGAACGAACTGCTTTTTTAAATGCGTGGGCTAAAGATTAATGCCATTATCTGCAATTCGCATACAACCAGGCATACATCCAGACGATAGTCCTTTAACGGCTGAAAACTATTTTGTTGATGCAGATAAAATACGGTTTGTAAATGGAAAACCAGAAACAATAGGTGGTCAGGAAAAGGCTTCTACTGAAACAATATATGGTAAAGCCAGAGGTATGATGACATGGAGTGATAATAGTCGTAATCCTTACCTTGCTATAGGCAGTAATACAGACTTGTATGCTATGGATAATGATGGTGATTTATTAACAATTACACCAATTATTGAACGTGGCACATTATCTAACCCATTTACAACTGTAAATGAAAGTACAACAGTAACTGTTGGTGATACATCTCATGGTTTAGAAGTAAATCAGCTTGTTAGATTTTCTGGTGCAAGTGCAGTTGGTGGAATTACAATTAATGGTGATTATCACGTTGTTAGTGTAACAAGTGTTAATGCCTATACAATTACACATACAGCACAAGCAACTAGCGGTGCAACAGGTGGTGGCACTGTTGATTATGAATATGGTTTAGCACCTGGACAAGAAAATGGTCTTGGAGGTTTAGGTTATGGAACAGGTGGCTTTGGTACTGATGGATTTGCAAGCCCTAGTACAGATTTAGATTTATTTCCTAGAACATGGACTTTAGCTAAATGGGGTCAGAACCTTATTGCTTGCCCAAGAGAAGGGCAGATATATGAATGGTCGCCACAATCAAGTGCAACAGAAGCTATTAGTGATGGTGGATTTACCACTATTGGCGGTTATTGGACTTTAGGTACAGGGTGGAGTTTAACAGGGAGTGATATTAAAGCATCAGCAGTTAATAGTGACTTAACGCAATCTATATCATTAGGTGCAGGTGCATGGGCAATATTAGATTTTGATGTCAGTATTGCAAGTGGTTCTGTTTATGCTTTTTGGGGAACTACAACAATAAAAGCAGCAATAGGCTCATCAGGTACATATAAAGAGGTTTTTTATACAGGAAATGGTGGCAGTCAAACATTTAAACTAACAGGAGGTGGTTTAAACGGTGCGGTTGACAATGTTTCTGTTAAGCAATTAATGAGTGCTAATTTAATACCCAATCAACCTGCTAAAGTTGGCTCTACATTTGTAACACCAGAACGAATATTAGTAGCGGTTGGTAGCACAGATGGTAATGGTAATTATGACCCATTAAGAGTTTCTTGGACTGATACAGGAAACAATCAGACATGGACAGGAAGTGCAAGTAACCTAGCAGGTAACTTTACTTTGAGTAATGGTACATATCTTGTGCGTGGCATATCTATGCAGAATGAAAATGTTATTCTTGGCAATGACATGATTTATACTATGCGGTTTACCTCTGACCCTACAACTGTATTTAACTTTGACTTGGTAGGTACTGGGTGTGGTTTAATTAGTCCTAATGCAGTTTGTGAAGCAAGAGGAAGATTGTATTGGTTAAGCCCAAGTGGTCAGTTTTTTGCCTATGGTGGTGGTCAGTTAGAACCCATTGTTAGCTCTGTACGAAGAGAAATGTTTAGTAATTTAGCATGGGTACAACATGATAAAATATACGCATGGCATAACTCAGCATACAATGAGGTATGGTGGAGCTATCCTGATGAACGTGATGGAAACGAAGTATCTCGTTATATTATTTACAGTTATACAAACGGAACATGGAGTTTAGGTACATTTAACCGATCTTCATGGTGTGATGCAGGAAGTTATCAATATCCATTGGCAGTAGATACAGATGGCAATATCTGGTTTCACGAAAAAGGATATTCAGATGATGGCTCTGCACGTTCTTGGTCATTAACAAGTGGTTGGTTTGATATTGGTGATGGTGATAAGCATTTGCTTATTAATGGTATGTACCCTGATGCAGAAGATTTGCAAGGTGGTTATAACGTAACCTTTACGACTCAAATACGAGATGCAAGAGGTACTAATGAACGTGCGTACAGTTCTCAAAACATAACAAATAATACAGGTCGTGTTGATGTAAGAGCAACAGGACAAGTAGCTAAGATTACATGGAGTGCAACTGATGCACCTAGTTTTTACAGACAGGGTACTCCATCAATAGACATTAATCCAACAAGCAGGAGAAGGTAATGACACCAGTAGAAGCAGAAATGGCAAGACAAGGAATTAAATTAGGAGGAAAATTATTAGGTGGTCTTTTTGGTAGCGGTGGAAAAACATCAGAAGAAGGTTTTAAAAAAGGCTACGATAAAATAAAAGAAGATACAAGAACAGTTCCTTTAGTCCCTTCTGATTTTATGAGAATGTATGGTGATTTAGCTGATTTAATAGGATTTGGAACATCTTTTCGGGGTTATGGACCAAGCACAATGCCTATGGAACAAATGTCTTTAGTTAATGAATTTGCACCTGAAAATACAAATAATCAAAATTTAGCAACAGCAAATTTGGATGATGCTGCTTTAAGAGAGTTAGGTTTACCTCAAAGCGAAATAGATTCAATGTTGGGTCAAAGCAATTTTAATATAAGTCAAAATTATCCAAGACCAGAAACACAAGAGGAATATGATGCACTACCTCCAGGTTCGTATTTTTATGATGACGAGGGTTTAAAGCAAAAACCACAAACACAAGCACCAAACATGGGAGGTTCATTTATGAATGTACCGCCTAATTTAAGTAGTCTTATAGGTTAAGGAGTTAATAATGGCAGTATTTCAAGGTGAACCAGTAGCAAATAGACCAGGAGCTAGGGCTAATCCACCAGAGCCTCTTATTGATAGAGCTATGACTGATAATGCACGATTAAGACCAGATGAAGTTGCAATATTAGAAGAAGAAGCTCGTAGAAATCAAATTCCAGAACGATTTAGTTCTGTTTTAGAACAAGAAAGATTAACAAGAGGTTTAACCCCTGCACAAGCAGAAGCATTAAATTTACAAAGAGAACAAATATCTGAAGGACCTAGAGGTTTAGATTATCTTGAAAATTTAACAACAGGAAGAACACCAGAAGAGCTAACAAGAGTAGGTCAAGGCATTGAAGATTTAGGTGCTGACTATTATCGTGGGTATATGGACAGGGGTTCTTATACTATGGGCAGTTTAGAACAAAATTATCCAGAATTGTATGAACGTGAACAGGCAATCAGGGCAGGTGATATAGACCCTTACCTGCAACAAATTGGCGATCAAAGTATAGACCCATATTTAGAAAGAGTACAAACAAGAGGTATTGACCCTGCGGATATATCACGTTTCCAAGACCCTTATATGCGTGACGTAGTAGATGCTTCATTAAGAGACTTTGATGTAGGAACTGATAGAGCAGCAAATGTAAGAAGAGCAAGACAGGCAGGTGCAGGAGCATTTGGAGGCAGACAAGGATTATATGATGCTCAGTTAGATGCTGAAATAGCAAGGCAAAGAGGTGGATTAGGTGCAGGATTAAGGTCACAAGGCTATCAACAGGCTTTAGGTGCAGCTATACGCCAAGCAGATTTAGGTCAAAGAGCAGATATATCAGACCAATCTACAATGTTAAGAGGCGGTCAAACACAGCTACAAAGAGATTTAACAGCAGATCGTTTAAACCAAGCCACTATGTTAGCAGGTGGAAGAGATCAATTAGCAAGAGATTTAACTGCTCAACAAGCAACTGCACAAAATATTATGAATCGCAAACTACGAGATGCAGATTTAGCCTATCAAGGTGATAGACAAAGATTAGGTGCTATTGCAGCAAGAGAACGTGGTTTAGGATTACAAGCAAATTTAGCACAACAAAATGCTCAATTAGCACAAGAATATGCACGTTTAGGTTTACTTGGTCAGCAAATAGGAGGTCAAAATATAGGTCGATTGTTTGATATAGGTACAGGACAATTTAAACAACCTTTACAACTTCTTACACTTGGAACAGAACGATTTGGTGAAGATAGAACAAGAGATGCTTTAAGAGAGTATGAAGAAGAATCAAGAGGCTCTGGACAAAATTTTGGATTTGGCATGACTCCTTATGAATCACCAGGTTCGCCAGGACAAGGTACATTAAATCTTTTTGGAGATTCTGGTGCTTTTGGATTTGGTGGAAATGCATCAGGATTTGGTGGAAGTGGTTATGGACCTTTTGCAGACCCTAATGAACCAACGTATGCTTAAATATAGGAGAAATTAAAAAATGGTAGCACCTTTATTGCTTGGTGGTCTTTTAACAGGAGCATCAATGTTTGGCAGACAACAAAGAGAAAAATCAGATAGAGCAGATTTAGCACAGTCATTAAATCAATATGCACAATTATTAGCTCCTAATACATTTAGCGATCAACCTCAAAATCAATTATCTTTGTTAAAAGAAAGACCAATAACAAATTTATTACAAGCTGCACAAACTGACCCATTAGCATTTAAGCAAGTAAGGGATTTAGCAGGATTAAAAACGCAAGAAAATTTAGGTTTAACAGAACCAGGTCAAGACAAATATTTAAAAGGTTCTTTTTTTATAGATGATGCATCAGGAACAATAGCAGAGAGTTATACTATAAACGGACAAAGACGATTTAGAATTGGTGCTGAAGATTTAAGTAATGAAGAGGCTTATGGTAGATATCCAGGTTTAAGACCAGAAACAAGTGGTGGATTTGGTAGAGGTTTTATGAACGCAAATGCAGTACTTAATTTAAGTGAATTAGTAAACAAAGAGGAAAAAGGTTTACGTTCATTAGAAACTTATATGCAAACTGTATCTAAAACTAATACTGGTGTAAAAAGATTTATTGATAAATTAAGTGAAAAAATAAAAACATTATCAGGTACTTCTATAGACGGAAAAAATTATACACCAGAAGAAATATATCGTGCTATGGCAGAAGGTCAATTACAAGGCTTAATGGGTGCTAATAGAATTGATACTGTTGGTGGCGGTGTAATGACTGAAAAAGATGCTTGGAGAGTTATAGTAAATCTTGGTGGTGAATTAGATAGTTTGCAAAATCCAATAGCTGTAAGAGAAGCATTAAGAAGAATGTATAAACAAAGAGCAAGTAGTTATAATAATTATGCTAAACAATTTAACTATCAAATGAGAATACAACCTAATTATATGACACAGGGTGGTTATGAGTTTAAAAATGAAATTGATGAAGAAGATATAAATAGAATTTTTGGTGAAGAGTATCAAGAAATAGAGGATATTACAGATGAATTTGACTAATAAATATTTGAGGTAATTTATGAAAAAATTATACAAAGGTGAAATAATAGAAGTTCCACCTAATTTTGATACCCTTAGTCGAGAAGAAAGAAAAAGAATTGTATTAGAGCAATATAATGCAATAGAACAAAGTAAAAATAATCAACCTGTCGAATTAAATTTAGATTATTTATCTCAGACTATAGGTAACTTACCTGAGAGTTCATTACAACTTGCTAAAGATACTATAACACCTTTTGTGCAGCCTATTGAAACTGCGAAAACTTTAGGTGATTTAGGTGCAAGTGTTATAAATTTAGCATTACCAGAACAATATGAGATTGGTGATAATGGCGAAAAGATGGCAAGAGCAGTTGGTGATTATTTTGCTGA